GATGTGATCTGATCATGTTTTACAAGTACAACCGCGTTTGCATAATCCTGATCGTATTTCAGACACCATTCTTCAAGTAGATCTAAGATGCAGTTCATTTCTTCTTCGGCATCTTTCTTTACCTTTACATCCATTTCTTTGTTCACCTCCTTAGATTGGTCCTGCCTGCAAGATGTAAATGATCATAGCCATCACCGCGTTTAACATCATGCTGGCAACCGTTACTGCGATCAGACCTCTTGCAGCGCTGTCTCTTTCTTTTCTTTTGTGCTGAATTTTCTCCTGCTTGTGATCCTCTTCCGGAAAATTTCTCCGCTCGATCGGGATCAGCTCCAGCTCCGGCACTGTCGGTAATTTAATCTCTTCCATGCTTGTCCTTCCTTTCTACCGCTTACGCGGTTTTCTCTATTATGTAGTTTCTGTCAAAAAGAACCCTTTGGTTAACACTTTCTGCAAATGCCTCTTTATCTTCCAGTTCCTTAACCTCTACTTCTTTTCCGTCAATTACTACAATGCTTTTTATGATCATTTACACCACCTCTCTAAAGCTTATGAAACACTGTTTGTACTTGTTGCGTTGTCCAATGAAATCCCCTATACTGTAAATACAGGACACTGGCATGTCCGAGTACTACGAAAGGAGTTCCATCATGATGCAAAATTACTATTTTTATATCTATCCAGATATTAACGGCAATTATGAAGTACATACAGAAAACTGCTATTATCTTCCATCCGAACTTAACAGACAGTATATTGGAAGATACAGTTCTTGTCAGGCAGCTATAATTGCTGCGCAGATTGCTTATCCCGATAAAAAGTTTGACGGATGTTATCATTGTGGCGTTCTTTCTAAACACCTCACGTACAATCTCGCACGCCTCGTCCAGATTCTCCAATGTCATATTGTTCTGAATCATACACCGCGAAATCTCATTGCTTAATATCGCGCTCTGGTCTTCTCGGAATTCTCTATCAAGCATCTCCATAGCCAACTTAATCACTCTCCTTTCTCTTCTGTCCGTTTTATTGACAGCTGATCTGCATGCTACTTGCTATTCTCCTCCACCTCTCCTATACTGTTAATACAGGCACTGCCATGCCGAGTATTATGAAAAGGAGAGATACTATATGTATGATGTTTATTTTTCATATTTCGATGGAAATGATCACTTGTGCACGAATGTAGATAAAATCGAAATTCCTACTTCATCCGGAATAAGAACATATTCGGGCGATGAAATTGCATCTCAGCATTTTAGGATTCACTCAGAGATTTACCTGTATAGTTCTAGTACAAGTTACACAATTTCTACAACTGGGTTAAAAGCCATCGAAATCAGAAAGAAATAATCTTTCTATATTAGAACCTCTATACTAATTTCTGTATGGGGGTTCTCTTTCTTTAATTCTTCTGCTTTCTTCAAAACATCACTAACATCGTCCATCCTTGTTATGTGAAAAATTATTTTTATTCTCATTATTACCTTCACCTCCTCTTCTGCTTCAAAGTCATGCTTATCGAACACCTTTCCTGTTACACTACTCTAGGAAGTACTCGATAGATACTCCGAAGTAGTTATGCCGCTCCTCCCAGAAATTTATTGATAAAATACTGCTGACCTTTTCCGGTAACTTTAGTCGTTCTATTAATTCTGACCGAACCATCCGGATTATTAACCGTAGACTCTTTCACTTCAAAAAGCCCCATCTCCATAGATTTCTGAGTCGGCATATTCCAATCAGCACCTTTTCTTTTAATCAGATATCCATTTTCTCTCATCCAGACAAAAAGCCGCTTCTGATCGGTCTCTACGCCGTTCTGCTTAAGAAGCTTCGCAAGATCTCCGATCAGAATTGCCGTATGGCTCGTAGCAACCGCGTCTGCGAAAATCTCCTTAGGTTTCATGCGCTCAATTTGAGTTGTCTGCTCTTCAATGGTTTTCTGCGCTTCCAAAACCGCCAGAGCCAGAAGTTCCTTCCCCTGCGGAGCCTGCATCCGATAGCCGCCCGTCTTTCGGATTGCCGGAAGAACTTCGCTTGTCACCCAATATTTAAATCTTTTAGCTGATTCCAACTTGCTCCCAAAGATAAGAGCGTATAAGCCGGATTCATTAATAAGCCATCCACCACGTTGTCCAAGACTCGATAACGATTCGTTATTGAGTTTGTCACATTCCTCTACATGGTCTGCTAATGCCTTACTTGCATTTTGATATCCGAGTGCCATCGCTACATCCTTCCCCACAAACCACGGCTCATTGTCAATAGTTACTGTTCGGACTTCTCCGAACTCTTCATTTTTAAAAATCTGTAATTCGTTCATTGGCCTCTCCTTGTATACCGTGTAGTACTTATTTCTCAAAAAAAATTACTGAGACAGATGAATTAAGCGCTTTAGCTATGGATTCCATTGTTGTACTTTTTACAACCATGCGTTTTCCATTTTCTAAATCGCATATATACGGTCTGCTCAACCCTGATTTTTCCGCCAAATCATTCTGTGTCATTTTAAGGCGTTCACGGAACTCTTTGATTTTATTCTTCATATCTAGCTCCTTTCTTTTTTGTATATCATGTTTTACTTTTGTAGTCTATCATGGTGTGCAATTATTGTCAACCATGTTTTACGGCATTTTTTAAAATTATATTGAGATTTTGTATTCTATGGTGTACAATCAATTTACAGGAGGTGTATATCATGGAGAACGGTTTGGGGAAATTTCTACAAAATTACCGAAGAGAACACGATTTAAGTCTTAGAGATTTTGCTGAGAAACTAGGAATTAGTCATTCTTATTTGAATCGCTTAGAAAACGGATATGGCATACGGAGCGGGAAACCTGTAACACCTACCGTAGAAACATTACAGCAGATTGCACGATCTCTTAACATGGACTTAGGAGAAATACTAGAGATAAGCGGATACACCGTCGGCGAAACCTATGTTGAAAAAGATGGTAGCATTACTACAGATTACTTCCCACCAAAGCAGAATGATGATTCACTTAAAGCTCAAAATGATACAGAACGTCGTCTTCTTATGCTTTGCCGTAAAGCAGGGGATGTATCCGAAGATGAAAAAGAAGCTATTGTTAATCAATTTGAAGCTACCATAGATATGTATTTAAAAGCAAAAGGAATCAAGGGAGTGTGATTTTGGTTGTTAAAACCTGATTTTGATAAATGCACTGAACGAGCAACAGAATTATTATATAAACAGGAAATATCGGACAGGATTTTAAATATAGCAGCCTTAAATTACGATAAAAAAATACTTTTTGAATCTATACAAACCTATTGTCAATATGTAAAAGCTCCTCTTGATATATTTCTTTCTTCCCGCAAAGATGTATTAAGAGATGGTTGTACGCTTTTTGATAAGCAATCAGGATATTATATTGTTTTATATAATTCTGAAATAACTCATTTTGAACATCGAAACTGGACTCTCGGACATGAGATAGGTCACATTTACTTAGAGCACACTAAAGATGATGACTTAGAAGAAATAGAAGCTCATTTTTTTGCTTCGCAATTATTTATGCCAGAATATAGTTTGTACATGATGTCTCAGGAATATGGTCGTGTTACAGCGGAAGATATTGTTGAAATATTTGGTGTTTCAGATGAGGCTGCTAGAAAACGTATACATACCATGAAAAGAAAGACGAGTTTTAGAGCCTCGAAAAAAGATAGGGAAATATGGCACAATCAGAAAGAACGCATAGATATGTATTTTCACTGTAAAAGAGAAGGGCGTAATTTTCGGGAGACACTTTATTTTTGGAATGAAATGAAAATAGAGTATGAGCGCCAATGTCGTTTAGAATCTTATATATGATACGATATGTTTCATCCCAAATCTGGCAGTCATGGAAGAGGTATAACCCCCCCTGCTCCACAGCGGGCAGGGGGGAAAACTGAATAATGTATTTACCAGGGTAGCCGGAGGACGAGCTCCCACCCATTCCGAGAATCCTGTGGAGGGTGTGGTAATTATGAGTACATATGAAGAACTCAGTTTGATCATAAGCATTGCGCTTTTGGTTGTAGCCATTCTGAATTATACGCATAAAAAATAGCCGTCCTGCCCTGACAAAGCTGACGACTATTTCTTATAGTTTTTAAGTTGCGCCGGAGCGGGTGAGGTGCAGTCACCTTCCGGCTATCCTGTTAAGTACATTATAGCAAATGTACCATAAATGTCAAGAACCGCCCCTGCGCCAACAGGAACGGCTCTGGAATATATCCGAAGATATACACCTAATCAACGAAAATATTGTATCATCTTCGGTCAGCTATCGCAATCAGAACATTTGTTTTTGATAGCTGTTATTTTTATACCTTTTTACATATAATTACATAGGAGTGTGATGCAATGTCTTATTTTATTTATGCTCGTAAATCAAGGAAGGATGCTGATCTCGAAGCGTTGGGAATCGATGTGCTCGAGCGCCATATCACCACTTTGCTGGAGCTTGCCAAAACGCTGTTGCTTCCGATCGGAGCAATTTATCGCGAAGTCGTCTCCGGCGACAGTATTGATTCCCGCCCGGTGATGTCTCAAGTGATGGCCGAAGTAGAGTCTTGTATGTGGGACGGATGTCTTGTTATGGACGTTGACCGCCTCGCCCGCGGAGATACGATCGATCAAGGGCGGGTACAGCGTGCATTTTTCTACTCAAACACAAAGATCGTTACTCCTAACAAGACGTATGATCCGGCAAACGAGTACGATAACGAATACTTTGAATTTAGTCTGTTTATGAGTCGCAGAGAATACGCAACAATTAAGCGCAGGATGCAGCGTGGCAGAGAACGAAGCAGCTCTGACGGATATTATGTCGGAAATATACCGCCCTACGGATGGCGTCGCGTTATCGCTCCTGATGGTAAGCACTTCTCTCTTGCTCCCGATCCAACCGAATCCCCCGTGCTCGATCTGATGTATGATCTATGCGGCAATAAACAATACGGTTATCAAAAAGCATGTACTCATATGGCCGAAATGGGAATTTTATCAAGAAGCGGACGCTCGTTTACGCCGTCCACGCTAAAAGGAATTATATCTAATCCGGCAAATATCGGAAAAGTTCGCTGGGGGCATCGAAAAACGGTTCGTACGGTCAAAGATGGGAAAATTTCTCGTTCTCGCCCGCACTCGTCAGATTATATTCTTGCCGATGCAGTTTGGCCGCCCCGGATCAGTGCGGATCTTTTCCGGCGCGCCAATCAGCCAAAGGGGAGCTGTTCCGCTCCGGTGCGTGATGACAGACCGATTCAGAATATTTTTGCCGGTCTTGTCCGATGTTCCCAGTGCGGCCGGCTGATGGTTCGTAAAAAAGCGCATACCAAAACGCCTTATGACATTCTAATTTGTCAATACACGGAATGCCCTACAGTCGGTATCCGAATTGATGAGTTAGAGCTCGCCTTGTTGGAATGGCTGCGAAATTACATAGATAAATACGAGCTTACTGATGCGTTACCCGAAGACGCGGAGAACGTCGCTGCAAAAGAAGCGATTGTTAAGAATTTTGAAAAAGAGCATGAAACACTTTTAAAGCAACGTGAATCCCTTTTTGATTTTCTCGAGCAGGGTATCTATACGAAGGAAATTTTTATTGAGCGGTCAAACGCTCTTGAACAACGTGTAAAAGAATGTATGGAGCACATTATCTCCGCGCAGAACGACCTTCACGCCACACTCGCACTGCAGGCAAACCGTAAAAATTTCGTTCCGCGCTGTAAGAATTTGCTCGGCGAATGGGGTAGACTTACAATTCCCGAAAAGAACAGCGCTTTAAAGGTTTTAATTGAAAAAATCATGTTCACAAAGACAAAACGAAACAAAAAGGGGCAGGATCGTTCTGATTTTGAAATTGATGTGTTTCCAAAAGTGCCGAAATAGCGGCGTTTTTCATTCGTTGCATCTTCTACGAGCGAAAGAACTCGCTCGTAGAAGATGAAGCTAATTAAATAATGATAAGATGATGCAATATTTCTCCCCGGAGCTGATACTCCGGGGAATATTTTTAATATAACTGGAATTTATCAAGCGCAATGCCGAAACATCCGGCATATCCGTCCTGCCCGTTTCCTACTTCATTGTCGAATTGCCACGGATAGTAACCGCCGCCAATCGGAGCAACTCTGTACTGCGCTTTTTGATAACCATATTTTGCAACAATATCCGCCGGAGTATCATAATATACCTCTACGGCATCGATCACAGCTCCCGGATATCCAGCATAGCCGTTGTTTGCGTCAGACCAGTTACATCCGGTTACGTAAGGTAACCATCCCTTGCCCTTTACATGCACGCGGTATTTTACAGTACCTTTATTAACCTTTAT